AACAGAACCACCGGTGATTGCCACACTACTCGCATTTTGTGTAGCCATTGTACCTAATCCAAGATTAGTTCTTGCTGTTGAGGCAGTGGTAATGTCTGATAAGTTATTAGAAGCTGTTAGTTTAGTATCAATTTGTGTTTGAATAGCAGAAGTGACTCCATTTAAATATCCAAACTCTGTATTAGAAATAGATCCATCGTGAATTTTAGTAGCATCAATCGTACCAGCTAATTGTGAATTACTTATTGTTCCTGTTAAGGCACTTGCTGGGTAGCTAGTAGCATCTTGTAAGTCAAAAGCTGGGGTTAAATCACTACCCCCTAAAGAGAGAGTTACACCACCATAATTAACAGTAGAGTTAGTGAGGGAACTATTACCAATATTAGATAAAGTGTTCGATGCACCACTAATGGTTTTATTAGTTAGTGTTTGTGTACCTGAGTTGGTTGTAACTGTAGAGTCAATCGCAACTGTTAATGTGTTTGTTGCACCTGATGTATCAATACCAGTTCCACCAGCAATCGTTAAAGTTTCACTATCTAGGTCAATAGATAAAGCTCCCCCACTATCACCTTGAAAATCTAAATCTTGAGCAGTTAATTGGGCATCAACATAAGCCTTAATTGATTGTTGTGAAGCAACAGCAGTCGCACTATCGGAAGCCATGTCATCTTCATCTTTAAAGGCAGTACCAGAGATAGCTGTGTTAAGGACAGGGCTAGTTAAAGTTTTATTAGTTAAAGTTTCAGTGCCAGTTAATGTTGCGAAATCATTATCTGTTAAAGCAGTATTAAATTGAGCAGTAGTTCCTGTTAAGGTGTTATTAGTAAGGTCAATAGATTTATTAGTTAAGGTAACTGTTCCACTATCGACATAGGCTTTAACTGATTGTTGAGAGGGTGGTAAGATAGCTGAATCACTTACCATGTTATCTTCGTCAACAACAGGAATAGATGGGTTACTATAAGTAGAACCTACATAAACATCAACTGTGATATCACCTGAATTAATTGTACCACTATCTAATGTAAAAGTTATTGTTGTATTAGGTGATGAATAAGAACTGGTAGTAATTTTGCCATAAATAGTTCCTGTTGTACTTCCTACAATTTTAACTCTTCTACCAACATGGTGTGTTGAGGAAATGTCTGATGCAACTGTTACGCTAGTTGCTGACGCTCTTGTAAATGTTGTAGTTTGATCGCCGTCACCAAGTATAAACCATTCTTTATCATTCCAAGAAGTTCTAGCATCTTTTAATTGTTCTCTTATTGCGTTATTAACATTTGAGGGACTCATGCCCTCTGCAACACTAATACTATTAATAGTAGTATTGCTATTTGCAGTGGTGCTATAATTAGATGTTGTCATTATTGATTCCCTCTATTTAGTAATCCTGTTTGTATTTGTTGCATTGTGTTTCTAGTTGGATCTGTTAACAAACCAGCAGTTGAGGCAACTGATTTATCACCCATAAATCTTGGAATTTGTGCAATTCCTCTAGCGAGAGGTCTTGTAATTCCACTATATAAAATATTAGAAGCAAGAGATGCTGGTAAAAATCTTAAAGCGGTGGAAGGATCTGAAGCCACATTAGCCGAAACCAATCTTGATGCTGTTCCTGAGTCTGCCACAGTTGATCCTAATACTCTGTTAGCTAAGTCACCTGTTTCTTTTAAAATACCAGTTCCTCTAGCAGTAAATCTTTTGTTTAAAGAAAGATCGTTTTGTTTTAGTGCGTTTAAAAATTGTCTTGTATTAAAAATACCTTGATTGCTGTTAGCCATTGAAACAGCTTTACTAATAATACCTAATCCTGCTCTAGCTGTATCAAGTTGTTTTAATGCTGAGTCAGGGTTGTATTTTAATAAAATATCATCGGCTATTTTTTTTGCATTATCTATTCCTTTTGCGTATAAAACCTCAGGGCCTTTTCCTCTTTTATAAGAACTAGAAAGTTCTTTTATACCTAGTTGCAAGTTTTTAAAGTTTCTACCTGTAATGATGTTATCTTCAATTAATGAGTCAACAAGTTTGCTTATTGATGAAATAATATCTTTTTTAGCTTTGCCTGATATTTGTTTGTCTGAAAGAATAGCTTTTGATAAAGATGTTTTTAAATCAATAATTGCATCTCCACCTAAATTAACATCGTCTAAAACTTGATCGTATAATTTGTTTACAAAGTCATCAGCTTCTTGATACATTTGAGTTCCTTTAACATTTTTAGGAACTAATTTATTAAATTGTTTTATAGATATGTTACCTGTAATGGGTTCAATCGCTTCTTTTATAACCGCTCTATTGAAATCAACTAAAGAGTTTACTTTGGCATAACTTAATGGCGAACCAACACCAATCACAGAAGTTGAACTTTCTTCTAATCCTTTTATAAAATCACCACCAATGTTTTTATCACCACCAAATGCTTGACCATGTGTGAGTTTAACTCCCTTTTTCATTAAGGCATCTGCATCAGCAGTTGTTTTAGGAAACAATTTTGCTGAAACACCACTTAACACACCACCTAATGAACCACCAATAGCTGTATTGATTAATCTATCTTTTAAGTCTTCGCCTTGACCTGCACCATAAGCACCACCTAGTATTGCACCACCTTTTACAGCACCTCTAACGCCTAAATTCGCTAATCCAGCACCGCCAAGAATAGAAGAAGGGATAGACCCAACGATCTCAGATCCATAAGCTAAATAAGGGTTTGTTTTTCTAAACTGTTCTAATTTATCTCTTGAAGTTTGAAGTTCTTCATCATAAGAGGTGTTGTTTTTTTTACTTTTATATAATGCCTCTATTTCATCACCAGTAGCAAAACTAGCACCTTGCCCGCCTGCTCTTGTCATTCCTTCAGCTATGCTGATATCATATTTTTTATCGTCTGGTTTTTTTTGAGAATTAAAATATGTTTTTAGTTCGTCTATTTTGCTCTGTCTATCTTTTGCCATACTGTTACTTTCTTAACTCTAGTTCTTGGACAATGCTGTTGAATGTGGGGTCGTCAATATCTTTGTTTTCCATAAATGTTAAAAGATCGTCTGTGCTATATGCACTAGCATTAAACTGACCCATTTGTGATGTAATTAATGGATCAAAAAATGATAACTGTTTATCAGTTAATGGGTTCTTTGACTTTGTTTTGAAACCCATTGATTTGTATTCTGAATTTACATTTGCATTATAGAAATCAACTTGGGTTGAATAAGATTTATATGTATCTCTTAATAATTGTGAAATAGCCTGTCTTACTCTTTGTGGGCTTTGGAAAGCAGTAACATCTCCACCAAGATAAGCTAATACTCTTAGTGCGTCCTGCTCTGTTAATACACCACCGCCTACTACTTGCTGTCTTGAAGCACCTAGTAGTCCTTGTAGTTCACCTTTAGAAGCTAATAAATTTAGTTCGTCTTGATCTAATTCACCGCCCAATGCTATTTTAAACATAGAAGTTACACCATCTGCAAGTCGTTCAATACCAACATTAGTGTCACCTATTTTTTGTAAATAGTCCGCATACTTAATCATTGATGTTTCTGCTTGGTCTATTTCTCCCGCTAATTTTTGAAAACTTTCACCGCTTAATATTCCAAAAGTTTGTTGGCCCATAGTTCTATAAGAAAAATCATTTCCAAATACTTCTTGGAAATCTTTTTCATAAACTCTTCCTTTAGGGGTGTTTACATAAGTTTGGCCACCAGATGAAAATAAAGAATAATTATTACCATCAGATGTTTGTAACTGCCCTCTAAACACAGGCTCATTTGCTAGCTTAGTTTTTTCTCTATCTAACTGATTTTTTCTAGCATTGGCGTAGGCAGTACCAATGTTTTGATTAATAGAAGAAGGTTCACCAACTTTAGGGCCTGATGCTTTTGCCCATTCTGCAAAGAAGTCTCTACCAAATTCACTGGTTGCAAAGTTTTCAAGTTTTTTCATAAACAAACTGGTAGGAGTAACTTCTGTTTTAGAGTCTGTTAATACTCCTTCTTCTTGTGGATTATTACTAGAAGGTGCATTAACACTTGATGTGCTACTTGATGCTTGTTGATTATTACTTACTATGCTTTGATTGTTGTTTTGAGTATTTTGGTTGGCGTTAGTATTTTGATTAGCGTTAGTATTTTGATTAGCGTTAGTGTTTTGATTAGCGTTAGTGTTTTGAGTATTGTTAGAAGCCACAGTGTTATTGTTGGTAAACATGTCATAAGTAAATCCTGTAGCTGGAGTTGTTGGTTTATTTACATTTAATAAACCTGCTGAAGATTGATCTTTAAGTTGTTCATTATTTAATAACCCGCCTTGATTATTGTAGCTTGGAAAATTATAAGAATTTGCATTTGCGTTTATTTTAGCAATTTCGGCATCTTCGTTTTTGTTTAATGTGGGGACAACAACATCTGATAATGCTTTAGCTGTATTTGTAGTAAAATTACTTATATTTTGAAATATATCACCACCAGTAATATTTGTCTCTTGACTTGGATCAACGACATTTGGTGAAACAGTTCCATAGCCAAAATATTCTGCTGTCTTATCAATAGCGGGGTTAATTATATTTTTAGTGGTATAATCGTAAGCAGGATTAAAAATTTTGTTTTTAAAAAATCTTGTTATTTTTCCAACATCTTGTGCAAAAGGTGATTTTTGAAAACCGACATCTTCGGCATACATAGATGGTGGTAGTGTATTAGGATATTTTCTATATTGAGGATATTCGTTTTGTATGTTGCTATTTAATAAACCTAAATTCATTATAATACTCCTAGTAATCCGCCACCAATCGCACCATAAATAGAAGGAAGTCCTAAGTCTTTAGCAAGGCCAATACCTTGTCCTGCACCTGATAATAAACCACCCACTCTATCTCTATAAACAGGCGATGTTTCTATAGTTGTTGAAGGAACATTCGATCCTAAAGCACCTAAATATTCGCTTAATTTGATGTAAGGTTTTTGTTGCTCAAAGTCATATCTACCAATCGCATCTTCTAATTTTGCTTGTTGTAATGCTTCTTTGTCAGCACCTACTTGAGCCAATTTTGTAATATCATTATAATCCGCTTCAGCTAATGAAGGTGCTTGAGCAATAGATTGGGCCATGATGTCTCTTTCTCTATTGTATTGATCGCCATAAAAATCATTAGCAAGAACACCTAATTCTCTAGCTAAAGTTTCTTGGTTAGCTGAACTACCCAATCTTCCTGCTTTACTAAATTGAGATTGTACTTGTGAAGTCACATCGCCAGCCATTTGATTATAAACTGCTTGAGCGTAAGGATTAGAAGTAGGCGATAAATAGTTACCTTGTAATGTATTACCTAAAACTGTTTGTGCTTGTCCTAATAGTGGGTTTCCTTGTGTTGCCCTTGTTGTTGTTAAGTCTAATGCTGTTTGTGTTTCAGGTGAAAAATCAACATAGGTAGCATTAGGAAAAAAATTAGGCAAATCTGACTGAAATAAATCTTGGCTATAGTCTATAGCTTCAGTTAGATAGGGTTTGATAAAATCACTAGGCTCATTTTGAGTCGTAGTTGTTACATTAGATGGGTTACTTCCTTTTGACATGTTATATTTCCTTATTTAGTAAGTATGCTTTAACTTTAAATCCTTTCAATTTTCTTACCCAGCCTTTACGGCCCGCAACTTCAAGGTGGGTACAATTTTCTTTTTTTGCAAATTTCTCTATAATGATTTGTATTCTTTCTAGCCAGTTTTCTAAATTAGTCCCCCCTGCTAGAAAATATCGTAAAACTTTCGATTGGGGATATTGTGCTATTTCTGTAACGACAGCACACTCGACAGAATTATTATTCCAACTAATAAAAAGTTGCATACGATCATTCACAAGCCCTGAAAGTATGTCGTTAATTGTATATGTTTCGTCTAGTGCTTTACTTAATAAAGGAGCTACTTGACTCCATATAAAATCAACATCTTCACAAGGAACTCTAGTAACAACATTATCCAATGACACAATAGGAGAATGTTTGATCGGTGTTTGCTGAACTTGCATGATTTAATGTTGCACTTCCATTACCTGTTGCTGACACATATAAACTACTAGAAGCTGTGCTTGCATTAGCAGTTGTTGGCATAAATAAAACTACTGAATTACCGCCTATTCTTGCATCAGTTAAAGTTGTTGTTGTATTACTAGCGGTTAAAGTAACTGTACCTGTACTATTCAATTTACCATTGATTGTGTTGTTCAATGATGTTGAAACTAATCTTAAATGTTGCCCAGTATTAGGCATTGACAATGGTACAAGAGGAAACTGATTATCAGCCATTATCTTTTACCTTCAGGTCTTGCCTCTATATCTACTCCACTTAAAGTATCAAAATTACCATCAACATTAACTCTTAGTCGATGATATCTACCTGTAGAGCGTAAAGGGCAATCCCCACTATCTCTAACAGTGACCGCAGTTCCAATAGTTGTACTATCAATTTGTGATGAACGAGTAATCGGTGTAACTGTAACAGTAGTGTTTTCACCATCTGCATCAACGATTGGCCTACAATTAATAATTGTTGATCTTTTGCCGTCTGATCCTTCAAACTCTGTAGTATCTATTGTTGCTGATAAACTTGATGATAAAAATTTACCAAACTTGTTATCAGAGTTAAAACCTGCTAGACCTATGATTCCTTCACCATAATAGTATGAGTCTAATGATCTAGGTAAACTGTCTAAGTCACCTAAAACATCAAGACTCTCTAATGTGGTAAATGCTTCTTGTGAAGCACTTGCTATAAACTGTAAATCTTGTCCTGATCCTGTTGACCATTTATCTACGGAATAGTTGTAGATTAAAAGTTTGTTATTAGTTGTTCCTGTAGCACCTGATCCTCGATAAGACCAAACAACAATACTGTTGTTGGGGTCAATCGCACAAGTAATTCCGTCTAGGTTAGAAGAAAGATCATTGAAAAAGTAATTATCAATTCTTGCGTTTCCTATCGGTGTTAAATCTTGACCACCTGTTAGTTTATAAAAACCATCTTGGGCTAAGAAGAAGATCATATTACCATAAGAGGCAACTGACTTAGGTGCAAAGGCCCCGATATTATCAGCTATTTTATCAAACTGAAAAATTAAAGGCACACCTGCGTAAGTCATTCGATAAATAGCTTTTTCCATAAAGACTATTCCTGAAGACTCACCGCCTACAATAGCTTGGATATTACCATGCGAGCCAACAATGTCTTGATAACCTGACTGTGTGGTTTGGCTAGGAGTCCATTGACTACTATTATTAATCCCTGACCACTTTACTCTTTGGTTATATGTTGTTCCACTTTCTTCTGTATATCCTACAACTACAAAATCTCTAACAACTGCTATATATTTTGCTTTTAATGAAACTAAATCACTAAAAGCACTATCAACGCCCTCTTCAAACTTTTGAATATTATCTGCAAAATTAGTGCCGATAATATTAGAACCAAATTGAGTAAAGGCCCAAAAGTCTCTAGCATTTTCTGTAGTAGAATTAGTATATCCACCTGCTTTGCTTATATCTTGGAACACTAAAGAAGAGTCCATTTGATATAGTTTAGTAGCATCGCCTGCATAGTTGGTAGAACCACTAGCACCAAAACTTGTAAATAAACCAACAGCACTGCCAGATAATCCAGTGCTACTTAAAGCCTGAAATCCAGCTAAACTTCTATATCCTTTTTTTAAAGGAATTACATTATCTACAACTAACGCACCTGTGTTTTGAAAAGCAGGTAAGTCGGCTTGTAAATCACCAAACTCAATCATTTACGCCACCTGTGTTGTGGACATCTGTAATGGTGATGTTGTTGTAGATCCTCTTCTTGATGCCTCGTTGGCTTGAGCAAGAGCCTCTTTGTAAAGGGTTGCCCATGTGTTTAATCTTTCATCTTGCATTAAAAAAGGAGCAGATTCCGCTAACGCACCATACAAATATAAATCAGGATAGTTAGTCAATATATCGTTTGATGTATTGCTGTCGGATAAAGCAGTAATTTTTTTATAATAATCTATTTGTAATGTCTTTGCTGAGTCAGGAGTAACGCCTAATAAAACTTTTGTACCAACAATAGTAAAATATGTAGGAAGCCCAGCAGTTTGACTTGTGTTATATTTGTTATAAAAATCTGCATTAGACATAAATCGTAATGTTCTATAAGGATTGCTTTGATAAATAATAGCTGTAGCTTCTATAAATCCTGTAGGTAAAGAATAACTTTGTGTACCTGAAACAGTAGTTATAGATGTATCTGTAGTAATTAATTCTCTTACTCTTAATTCTCTATTTAATCTAGTCTCGGTAAGTTGTATAAAATCTGCTAAATAAGCAGTCAAATCACTTCTATTGAGATAGTTTGCAATAGTAGTTTTGAGATTAGAGTAAGTGTCTAAAGCCATTATAAATTACCTGTATAAATCCTAAAATGTTTATTATCAGAGTCGTTTAACCATCTAAAAAAAGCTGGTTTGTCTAATACTTTTCCTGCGTAAGATAATATTCCCTTTTTTGCTAATTGATGAACTATGATATTAGGCAGTCTTGCTACTCTATATCCTTTTTCATTTTGTAGTAATTTAGATTTATAAGCACCTTCTATTTGTGCTAATTTATTGGCATCTAATATTTCTTTTATTGTTGATTCATCTTGATAGTTTTCGATGTGAAATTTATTTTCACCCTCATCAACAACTAAATTAGTTTTAACTGAAGACTCATCATTAGCGTCATTCAGAGAATATTTTTTTGTCATTTATTTTATTGCTTTGGCAATCATCATGTCAATACTGTCTTTAACAGATAAACCTTGATTACCAGAAATCTTTAACATGGGATCATATTTACGATCACCCATAGATGTTTTCATAGATTGTTTTTTTGATGATCCTTTAGAAACCATAGGTTCTGCTTTCTTTGATCCATCAACAACTTTATACAATCCTGAAGAATGTTTTTTGTTTTTAAAAATCATAGTTACTCCTCTTGTAAATAAAAAAGGGGGTGCATTAAAAACACCCCCTAGTCCTAGACTACAAATAATTATGCAGTTAGGTTAAATATACCATAGTTAGCTTCAGGTGCTTTTGCGACTAGAGTCCATTCTGCTAAGAGTAGTTTCTTATCAGAGTCACCAGTTTTTGCTAAATCAGTAGTTGCAAAAGGTCTTAGGAAATCCACTGACCACATATCCATTTGAAGAATATCAACTCTGTTTGCGTTTTGGAAACGATCAGGTACAAAAGCCACCTCGCCAAAATCACTAACATAGATGTCTGTCGTTCCAACTGATACACGATCTGAAGCATCTTTGTACTTAGTTGCTACACCAGCAAATGCAGAAGCAAGCTGTTTGTGTGATGCTGTCATTAAAACAGTATCGGGTTCACCGCCATTTTCAAAAGCCTTTAAAAGACCAGCTTTTAATAGAGCCTCTGTGTATGTTCTGTTTGTACCACCAGCGATTGCAGTTACACCTGTTCCAGCAGGAGTTGCCGAAGGTGTACCATTAGTTGAAGCATTAGATGCTCCACCATACCATGTGCCTACAGACGCAGATTTTCTAGCAGTTGATGCGTTACCAGCTACTTTAGCTTGTTCAACACCTACCATAGCATTTTCCATATCACGCTTGATTTCTTTACCCATTTTAGCTAATTGATAAGCCATTTGAGTACCCATACCAGCGTTAGATACACTATCGTCTGTACCTGAAATGGTTACTGCTTTTGCAGAAATTTGAGTGTAGTTAGTTAGTCTTGTTGTTGCACTACGAGAATCGCCACTATAGTCATCACCCTCAACTTGAGCATTTACTGCTACTGCTGATAGTGAGTCTGTTTGCCATTCGTGAAGTGTATTTGTTGCTGTACCTTTTGATGCGTTTGCCATAAAAGGAGTTTCAGTAGGTGAAATATTATAGATTACATCAGCTAAATCTTCTCTAATGGAATTAACGCCATCATAGGTATCAAAAGTATTGGTTGGTTGTGCCATTACTTATTCCTTTCTTTGATGTTATTAACGAGAATACATCTCTTGAAGAATAGAGACTGCATCATTGAGCCTTCCTGTTCTTCTTAGAGTTGCTTTTTTAGAGTTAATACGCTTGACATTATCATTGTCTGAATGTGCTTTAGAACTTGATGAACCTACGATCTTAGAAACTTTGGTTACTTTTTTATTATTTACATTTGCTTTTCTTAACTTATCGTAACGATAAGCATTAGCCAACATCATAACCGCTCTGTGATCTACTAACATAGAAATTTCTGAATCTGTATAGCCAATATCTTTAGCATATTGAACTAAATTTTTAACAAATTCAGGGCCTTTTTCTTTATCAGCATAGATAGGAAGTTTTTCTTCAAGAAGTTTTCTCTGTTCACTAATATAAGATTGATACTGTTGATCGTTCTCTTTTTGTTTTTCAGAAAATATTCTTGATTGCTCGACTCTTGCCTGTTCTAACAGTTCTTTTCTACGATCTTGTTCTGCTTTATAACGAACATATTCCGCAGGATCTTCATTGTAGAGTCTATCCATATCTACTTGAGGTTCGCTTGCTCTTAATTGCTCAGCAAAAATTTGAAGCTGTCTCTCGTATTGATCTCTCTTGATCTTCGCCTCTTCGCTCTGCCTAGTTAATTGATTTTTTAGTTCACTAACATTCTTTCTGTCTTCAGAAAGTTCTTTGGTTTTGCGAGTGTAATCGCTTTGGCGAGAATAGCCCTTCATGAGTTCGTCAAGGGTGACTTCAATGTCCTGTCCATCGACAGTAACTTTGTATAGTTCCTGATTGTTCTCTGAGGTTATTTCTTCGTCAATTTGATCGTAAAGTTCTGGATCTTCAAAAGTGTCATCGGTGTTCTTTTCAGAATCGCTTACTTCTTTTGTTGATTCATTACTTGCAACTTCCTGATTCTTAGAGGCATCTAAGTTTAGTAAGTTCTTCAGGTCGTTGACAGCCTCTTCTGTTCTATTATAAGGCTTGGGCATTGGTGCAACAGAGTCAGTTTGTTGTTCTGTTGCAGAGTCCATTACTGGTTGTTCTGCCATTAAATACTCCTATTTTTTTATGATTTTACCAGTCTCCATGACTGATTTTATTTGCATCACAACGAGATTGAGTACCCTATTAAATTTATAGGCATTTTCTCTTCGTTCTGAATCTTGCACATCTGAATTTATAAAGTCGTTATAAATCTCTGATGAAATTTTGTTTATAGCTTCAATAAAAATTGGATTTTCTAAAATTCTTTTTGCTTCTTCGCTTCTTTTTTGTTCGTTATCTGCCACGAGTAAAACCACCTAACGATGTACTAAATCCACTTGTACCTGTATTAGCAATATTTCTAGCTATGTTCTTTGCAACAGCAGATTGATAAGCAACATTGTTTCTAGTTCCGTCAGCATTTCGTAATGGTGTCCCAGTAACAGTTGCACCTGAATTGTCTTGAGCAATCGGGCTTCCTTGTGTTTTTCCTCTTTCCTCTTCTGCTTTTTGCATGCTAGCTAATAAATCATTAACGGAAGCAGTTCCTTGATTTGATGTAACAGGAAGATTGCCGACTCTGTTTAAATATGTTTGTGGGCCGTAAACTCTAAACCTACTATCGCCCATCATTTCGCCAAAACTAAATGGGTTAGTTGTCTGACCTAAGATAGTATCAACAGCAGTGTTAAATCTATTTTGTCTTTTAGCTGGGCCACCAAATAAAGAATCTACTCCACTAGCCAGCATGTTTAATATAGGAGAGGGAATTCCTAAATTAAAATTACCTTTAAAGTCATAATACTTGTCGCCATTTACTGAAGCATTTGACATACTTTCATTAAAATATTTTTGTAATTCGTTACTTGCACCAAAAGGCTGTGTCACATCTTTTGCCATTGTATCGAATACAGAATTACCAGTTGCTTCTGCACCACCACCATTATTATTATTGTTAGCATTATTATTATTGTTAGAAGGTGTTTCGATTAACTTACAAGACTGAGTAACAGTATCGTAATAATAACCATTAGCGTTATCGCATTGTGGAGTTCCATTCTCATCAGTGGTAGGGGGAACAAACGCAGGTTTAGGAGAGGCATCAGTGTCGTTGGCATAAAAACCAGCAGGTGAGTAAGGATTTCTAAAAACATTATTAGCGTTCATATCCGCTTGTTGAGGATAGTTATAATTAGTTAGATATTTGTTAATGATATCTTGTGCTTTTGAACTTTGTAAAAATGCCATTAGTTAATACCTTCCTTTAAAATCTGTGTGGCTAATTTTTCTTTTTGAATTTGATTACCTTCGTTTTGTTTTAATATTTCAGTTGCTAATTTTTGCTGATCTAATTCTAGTTTTTGTTTTTTAAAACTTTCTTCCGATTGTTGTCTTCTAGCTTTTAATTGTAAATCTGCTTTTTCTTTTGCCTGTTTTAACTGTAATTCTTTTTGTGCCAAAACTACTAATGGATCAGGTTGTGGTGGTTTTGGTTTAGGGGGTGGGTTATTAGAGGGGTTGTTAAAGAACTGACTAGCATCTTTGTAACCAGCGTTCTCTAGGTACTTCTCTAGGGTGTTATAAATCTTTTGAGGATCAACAATACCCATACCCCCTGCTTGAATTAATTTCTCTTGGACGCCCAAAACTCTACCTAATACTTCTAGTCTTTGATCTTGAGAGCCAGTTCCTAATCCTACTTGAACTGTTGCATTGTAACGATCATTCCATTCTCTAGGATTCATAGGAACAAAAGTATTTCGTAATCTAATAATTCTTTCTTTATCTTGGTATTTACAAATTAAAGTTAAAATACCTTGAAACATTCTCTTAACACCTTCTGAAAAGTTTCTTGCATAAAGCTCAATTCTTTGTGTTGATGCGTTCATCATCACATTAGCACTTGTTGCAGTTGTATGAGATTTATTAATGACATCACTGTCTAATCCCATTTGAACTTTAGAGACTCCAGAGCGTGTTTCTCTAATTGAATCTACTTTTTCAATCATCGCTAATCCCTCTTGCATAAAGTTGGGGGACTGTAGAGGAGTGACAGCATTAGGGGACTTCACTCTTACAATCCCGCCAGCCCTAGAGGTAAGGAGATCATCAATGTTTGCCTGTCCGTCCACAACAACAGTTCGTGCATTGTTCTGAAGGTAGGCGTTGTTAAGAATTTGCCTTAAAAGAGTTGTTTTGATTTCTTGTACATCACCAATTAGGTCGTACATTGATAAACCAAAGAAACGATGAGGCATCGGAATAGCCGTAACCATCGCAAAAGGAATTTCTTCAATAGGTTCGTTCTCTAGTATGTAATAAGAGTCAGATCCATGTCCACCTACTACAACATGACGAAGTTCAGCGATTCCATCACCATCAAAATCACATCGCATGTAGCAATCAGTAATACAAACAATCGTTAGAAGAGGGTCAACATTTTGATATTCTTGTGATAAAGAACTATCATCATAACTTCTACGAGTAACTGCTTCGGTGTTGTAAATCTCTTCATCAGCTAAAGGTAATTCATTAACTGTTTTCTTATCAAATCCCATATCTATTAATTCAGATCGGGTTTTAAAAACTCTTTGTGCTATAAAATTACAATCATCAAGGGAAGTCGCAGTACGAGAAACTAAAATACTTTCAGGGGGTACATTCTCAATCTTAATTCTACCAATATCTTTGACTCTTTTAACAGTGACATCGTACTTTGTTTCACCAAGACCTAATTCCTCTAAGCTAATATCAGGGTTGCCATCTTCTACTTCGACAATTTCTACTTCAGGGTCAGTTAATAATGATTGATATTCTGCTTCGGTTAAATTTTTATAAGACTCTTGTTTCTGTTCTTTTGATGTCTTCCAGTAGTATTTTACAAAACCATTTTTGGAGATCAAAGCATCTTTGAACATTGTATGTAAAATAGAATAACCATTGTTATCCTTCATAAAGATATGATTGATATAATCAGATGCTTGATCTGCAAAAGCTACATCTTCAGGCCCTTGAGGCTCGAAGCGAACAATGCTTTCACCTTGTGTGAAAATTCTCATCATCGAAGGCAATACACTTTCGACTACCTCTAACATATCTTGAGAGCGTACCTGTGACTGTCCCTCTACTTCATTTCCTAATGGTTCACCTAAATAATATTTGAGGGCTTGCCTTCTTTGTTGTGTTAAATCACCACCATAATATCCTAAAGAGTTTCTTATCTCTTGTGAGATCAGTGATTTTAATTTTTCTTTTGTAATCTTCATACTATAGCTAATTTTGGATAATTAATTTTAACTCCCCAATTCTGAGATTCTTGTAATCCCACACAGAGATAACGAAATGCGTCTGCACTGTGCGAAGTCCAATCGTGTAAGGGCCTATTCTTTTGTTCGCCTTTGTCTGTTGTGGCCCAACGATATTGTCGTAGAGCGTCTAAACCTTCTTTTGTTTTTTCGTAATCAAACCAACAACGACTTAATGTCATTCTTGTTGCATTGATGCCGTCTTCTAAACTCATCTTAGGAACAATGCTTGTTCTTAATCCTAAAGACTGTGCTATCTCTAATCGAGACTTACCAGTGCCGATTTCTCTGACATTAGCATCATGAGGTAGATAGTGTGTTCCATAAGTATATCCTCGCTCATCAAGAACTGAGGCGTAATATTCTAAAGACTCCCCTGAGTCTTCAAAATAATCAATCAAATGAATGGCTGATCCTTTTTGCTGACAAAACCAAATAGCAGTCTTATCTCGCATACCTAAGTCCCAAAAAGTATCTACTTTTAAGGTAGAGTCATAAGGAACTTTTGTAATCCTATCTTCTTTGTCCGCTTTGGATAAAGACATAGCGTAAATAGAGCCAATCGCAGAACTTTCAAAGCTACATTCATATTCTGCCTCGTATATTTCAGGGGGCATCAACTTTTTAGCTTCATCTAGTTCTTCTTGGTCAACAACACCAGTTTCACTAGCTTTAAATATCTCTGCATACCAATTCTCATCTTGCCTTCCATGATTATAGAGTTCAAAGAAAGAATTATGGCCTGCTGGAGTTCCAATCGCTATCATAAAGCCCTTACGATCTGATAAAGCAGGACGAATAACTTCTGTCCACATCTTCGGTGGCATTTGTGCTACTTCATCAAGAACTACTCCGTCAATGTATAGTCCTTTTAAGGTATTAGGGCGTTCACAGCCTAATAATTGTATTCTTCCGCCATTAGGAAGATCGGCCCTTAACTCTGTTTCGTGATATTCCATTTGGGGTAAAACAGAGGTATAATGCTTTAGGTAATCCCAAGCTATTCTTTTCGCCATACTGTATGTCGGTGCGATATAATAATAGCGAGGTCTAGGAAGTTTATTTTGTAGGCACTTCTTAATAATCTCGTTGACTGTTAAAACAGTCTTTCCAAATCGTCTGTGGCAAACTAAAACATTAAATCTTTTTATGTTTTTGTGTATTTGTTTTTGTAATGGTCGGGGTTTATAGGGTATTGTAATTTTCATTAAGCATCTTTCTTTTCCCCCCGATAGATGTCTTGAATACGAGCCACAATCTTGTCAGAAACAACACCTTTGCCCGAATGTTGTGTAATTGGAGTCTTCTCGTTGATTTCTTTTACAAAAAGAGCAAATACATCAATTTTAGATTTAGATTTTTTTGTTTTTTTCATTTGAATAATGGTCTCCGCATAAGAAATAGTATTGTCTAAATGCGTCTTTCGGCTGAATGGCGAAAGTTCCCCAAGCATCACAATACAAACAAATCTTTTTTTGCATTTGTTCTTTTCTATCCCAGTTTAATATGGTTAATTCACTATGTAATTTACCTTCAGGGATATCTTTTTTGTTCAAAGTAAAGTCAATCATGCTATAAATCAGATATGCTGATGTAGTTCAGTGGTAGAACGCTATCTTGGTAAGATAGAGGTCGGAAGTTCGATTCTTCTCATCAGCACCAAAAAGCCCATGAGAAAACTGTACTGGGTTGAAATCACTCCTAATAATAATATTAAGATACCAAAGGGGGTGCTTAACATATATCAGGCTATTATTAATCAATAATTAGCCCAATTTAGAGCCAACAACTGCAAACTGTGTGATTATTGTTGATTTATAAGGCTTTTTAATGATTTTGTACTAATTTTGTTCTATTATTGGTAGAATAATCAAACTTTATAGCGGTTTCTTATAAAGATTCTGCCCCTTTTTATTAATTTTCTTCTTATAAGGGTTTCTGTGTAAGTTATGAGCGTTTTTATAATTAAATAAATAATCTCAACACTTTTCAAAACAAAATTTATTAATCTAAATACATTTCTATTAATAAACTCATCATATTTCTTTAAAAGATCTATAAATTTAATCATTTATCCCAATCAATTTTGAATGATTGGTTCTCAATGTTTCCTATAGTCATTTGTTGATGACTTCCATATTTCTTAGCATGTAGTTTTGATGCTAACCACTGTTTATTTTTAATGAGTGTTTCAACTGCCTTTACTTCAATAATATCTGCCTTCTTTGTCTTGGCTCTTTGTACTGTGTCTTGTGCTATGTGTTCTATCTCGCCAAGTGTATATTCTATTCCGTCTTCTTTCGCTTGGTCGTACTTCTCACGAAGATCTGCTTTATTTCGGAGCCATGTTCTCCATGTAGGCCAAGTAATACCCTCATCTATAACAGCAGTTCTAATTGATTGACCTGTGGCTAATCTTTCTAAAATAGATTC